ACGAATGGGCTTTAGCAACGGGTACACCAGCTGCGGTTATAGCTAATGCTCCAGTAGATAATAGGTCATTAGTTGTAACTGAAGAGCGCTTCTTATTTGCTCTTGGAGCGGGTGGAAACCCGCGCAAAGTGCAATGGTCTGATCGAGAAGATAACACGCTATGGACACCCGCCGCCACAAATGAAGCAGGTGATTTAGAGTTAAACACAAGCGGTCAAATTATGGCAGGCATTAAAGTGCGAGGCCAAACGCTTATCTTAACCAGTACAGACGCACACGTAGCAAATTATGTAGGCCCACCATATGTTTATGGGATTGAGCGTGTTGGCTCATCATGTGGTTTAGCTGCAAATAAAGCTGTATCAGTCGTTGATGCAGGTGCATTCTGGATGGGCGCACACGCATTTTATGCGTACACTGGTGGTAGAGTGCAAGAAATACAAAGTGAAGTTGCGGATTACGTGTTTAACGATATGAACCGTGGCCAAATAAGTAAGGCATTCTGCGTAACTAACAGCAACTTTGGTGAGATATTTTGGTTTTACCCATCAGCTCAATCTACTGAGAATGACCGATATGTTGTGTTTAACTATATTGAAAACACATGGTATATTGGTGAATTAGCAAGAACTGCTGGCGTAGATGCAGGCGCATTCAGAAAACCTCTTTGGGTAGATGCCGATGACTACAAGATTTACGAGCATGAAATTGGATACGATTACGGTTCACTTGTGCCATTTGCCGAAACAGGCCCTATTATGCTTGGGTCTGGCGATACAGTTGCGTCTGTAACCGAAATGATACCTGATGAGAAAACACAAGGTGACGTTAATGTGACGTTTAAAACACGATTCTATCCCAACGGTGTTGAGCGTGATTACGGCCCATATACAATGTCCACGCCTACATCATTGAGATTTACCGGACGTCAAATGAGAATGCGTGTAAGCGCAGTTGAGCTAGGCGATTGGCGTGTTGGCGTAAATAGACTTGATGTTGTTGCAGGTGGTAGAAGATGACGCAACAGCAAAGGCCACCAGAACCATATGGAGATGATTGGAAAACATGGGGCAGACGCCTCATGCAATTTATGTCACAAACAAGATCACCTCTTGTTCAGCAAACTGGTGGCGAAACTGCAGCTGACGATGGTACACTCATGTGGGATAGGGAATATAAATATCCAGTTGTGAGCGAAGGTGGGGAATGGCGTCAAATTGTAGTAGAAGGCGGACACGCTAATTTTATTAAAACATCAGATGTTACACCAGCTCTAGCAAATACGGCATACAAGCTGACCTATGATGCACCGTCTGGCAATTCAAAGATTACGCAAGGTACGCCAGCAAGTAGAATTGTATTTGAAGAGGCTGGTGAATACGTATTATCATTTTCCGCACAAATATCATCGACAAGTGCAAGCACAGTACACTTTTACTTTTGGCCTAGCATAAATGGCACGGCATCAGCAAATGGTGCTATGACAACTGCACTACATCAGAATAACGCTACACTCGTTACATCCAGAACGCAGATATTTACTGTGGCGGCTAATGATTACCTTGAGGTAAATTACATGATAGATAATACAGATGGATTTTTAAATTACACAGCTGCATCATCTCCAGTGCCAGCTATACCATCCTCAACATTATCAATCACAAGGACGCACGCATGATTGAAGAAATAGAGAGATGTAAGCCTTGGATTGAAGCAGCTTTAGAGTATTCTGGTGGTACACATGACTTTATCGATGTTGCTGAAGGAATATATAAAGGTACTATGCAGTTGTGGCCTACGCCAAAGGGGTGCATAGTAACAGAAATTGTGGTATATCCACGTAAACGAATGTTAAACGTGTTTCTTGGCGGTGGTGAATTGGATCAAATTTTGGATATGCACAAAGATGTGATACAGTGGGCTAAAGCGCAAGGATGCACAGCACTAACCATGACGGGGCGTGTAGGCTGGAAAAAACCATTGGCGAAACATGGCTGGAAGCAGTTACATTCGTCTTATGTTAAGGAGTTTGAATAATGTCAGGTGGCAAAGGCGGATCAACAACATCTAGTGTTGAAATCCCAGAATACATTGAGAAAGCGGCGCAGCGTAACTTAAATAAAGCTGAACGTATTTCCCAACTTGGTTATGTTCCATACTATGGCCCAGACGTAGCTGCATTCACACCTATGCAACAAGCCGCGTTTCAAAACACTGCTGACGTTGCTGATGCATTTGGAATGGGCGCTCCAATGAGCCAGCAAGATATAATGGGTGGTATGGGAGCGCCTACACAATATGCTGGCGGCGTAAGTGGTTATTCATCAGCTCCAATATATCAACAGTCATTAGATGAGCTTGCAAGACAAAGGCCAGCACAGAAATCATACATGGATAGCTTCTTTATTAATCCATATTCTGGCGCACCCGGTTCAAACGCGCCAATGCCAATAGATTACAATATGTATCCAACATATGCAGAGACACAGCGCGCAGCTGAAGAAACTGCAAGAATGGAAGCTATGCGCCGTGAGCAACGCAGTGACGATAATTACCAAAGACTACTAGATCAGATGGGCCAGCAATCAGTCAATCCTGATATTGATTACACAGATGGATTTACTGCATCAAACGGACAAGTTGTAGGAACATTAGACCCAAGTTATGACCCTAACTTTTCGGGTACAACATATTCTGCATCTCCTTTTGAAATTGGCTCAACAACTGCCGGCACTAATTATGCAACGTATGATGAGTCACAAGGATTTACAGCACCGGGCATTTTGGGAATGGTTCAAAACGTAATAGCTCCAAGGCCAAAAGATGATCTTGACGCAAGCTTTCAAAACCCGAACACGACATCAATTGTCTCAATGGGTTATGACGTTGGTGAAGTTGACCCAGCACTAGCCGCAGCTGCCGGCTATACAGATCAGATTGAGAAAAAAGCTGGAGATTACGGAATATTTAGCGGGCGCGGAGTTGATGGTCAGGGTAACTTTGGAGTTATTGGTGACGTTGCAGGCGCAGTTGGGGATATGACAGGATTTACCAATTACAATACGCCAGATGTAATAGCCCAAAGAGAAGCGGCGGAGGCGCAAAGAATAGCTTCTGAAAGAGCCGCTAGAGAAGCTGCAATTGCACAAGCTGCGGCTCAAAGAGACAGGCAGAACCAAGCGCAAAAAGATCAAGATGCAGCTAATAGAGCGCAGTTAATGGAAAAAGCTGCCGCCACAAGAGCTGGAGTTGGTTCTAATACTTACACAAGTGTAGCGGACAGAAAAGGTTCACAAGGCTACACTGGAAGCACTGGCGGTTCTAAATCAAGTAATGCAGCTGGTGGTGGCGGTGGCACAGTTCTTTGCACTGCATACTGCGATATGGGTTACTTACCTAGAGAGATATATTCTTTAGATAGGCGTTATGGTGTTAAATTATACAGGCATGACCCAGATTTAATTCATGGTTATCGCATGTGGGCTACTCCGATTGCTAACTTTATACAGAAAGATAATTTAATATCTAAAGCAGCACGCGCAGTCGTGTGGCCTGTAGTTGAAGCATGGGCAGAAGAAATGGCTCACATTATGAAGCCAAAGAAATATAAGAGAAATATATTTGGTAAGCTAATTATGGCAATTGGTGAGCCACTATCATACGCAGTTAATAGAATATTTACACCGCGTAACAATAAGAAGGAAGCATAACATGGCTGGCGGCGGACAAGTAAGACCAATAGGAAAAGATGGAATGCCTGCAACGGGCGTAAGTGATTTTACTCCACTACCATCACCACCAATGTCTGGCGGCAAAGGTGGAAATGGTGAGATGCCAAGAGCTATGCCAGCTCCAGCTCCAAGTACACAATATTCACCAATGGCAGCTCCAGCTGCTGCGCCTGCACAGCCACAAGGGTTTAACGTAAACCAAGCTGCGGCTGGCGGATTACAGCAAGCATTTCAGGGTACGAGAGCTGCAATGCAAGCTCCAAACATTGGTCAGTTTATGAACCCATACACAAGGCAAGTTACGCAGAACACGTTAGCTGATCTTGAAAGACAACGGCAAATGCAGATGAACACGCTAGGAGCGCAGGCTTCAGGTGCTAGGGCATTTGGCGGCTCAAGGCAGGGCGTGGCAGAAGCTTTGACAAACGAAGCATTTGCAAGGCAAGGCGCACAAGCATTTGGCAATCTGCAACAGCAAGGGTTCAACACAGCACTGCAAGCAGCTCAAGCACAGCAGGGCAGACAAATGGCTGGCGCGGCTCAACTTGGTCAACTTGGTCAGCAAGCATTTGGTACAGGTCAAGCGATACAACAACAGCAAGCCCAACAAGGTCTTCTACAGCAAGGTATTCAGCAAGCACTCATTGATGCAGCTAAACAACAGTATGCAGGTTACACTGGCGCTCCAACGGCTGCACTTAATGCACCGCTTGCTGCTCTTGGTGTTACGCCAGTTCCACAATCAGAAACCAAGACAATGAACCCCGGTTTATTTAGTTATCTACAACTTGGTGCGGGGTTAATGTAATGATAAAAAAGCCAGCAGAAATTATTCAAGAGCAAGTAAACCCATCGCAATCTCGAGGTGGTTTTGGTGGTTTATTAGATTATGCTAGAGAGCGTAACGAAAACACCGGGCTAAGTAGAGCGCAAACTTTTGCCGCTGCACTTGACCCATTAATCATGCCAGAGATGCGTGCAGGTGAAGGCATTCGTGAACGTGGTATGCAACGTGTAGCTGCTGGTAATTTAAATAAAACTGTTGAATGGTTGAAGAGTAATGGATACGCGGACGCAGCTGCTGTTATAGAGGCTAACCCATCTGCCGCATCAAATGTGGTAAGTGCTATTTTATCAAACAGAATGAAGCCTAAAGATACATTTAGAATAGCTACGCCAGAAGAGGCAAAATCATACGGCGCTCTTGCTGGTCAATTTGATAGCAGTGGTAAATTTTATCCAACACAAAAAGTTGAGATGTCAGAAGCTTTAACAGGCACAAATAAAACTAAAGCTCAAGCAATGTTAATGTCTTATGATTCGATTCAAAACTCCATAAGCGCATATAAGGATATGGTGGACACGGGCGGTATAGGTGTAATGCCGGGTACGCAAAGAGATTTATTACAATCAGCCCGAACTAACTTACAATTACAAATGAAGGATTTATTTGAATTGGGCGTACTTGCTGGGCCTGACATGGATTTACTGAACGCTTTAGTGTTTGATACTACAGACCCTAAAAATTATTTAACACAAGTTCTAGGTGGCGGAACTGCCGAAGAAAGATTTAAAGCCTCAATACAAAATCTTGAAAACCAAATGAAAATATTAGTAGCGCCAAAGATTAAAGCTTTAGAAATGAAGCCTACTATTGCTAACGGGCAGCCTAACGCCAATAACAGTGGGTTTTCTGTAACCAATCAAATACCAACGGGATAAGTATAATATGGATAAATTTCAAATAATGACACCCGATGGTTATGAGGTTGAAGTTTCTGCGTCTAGCCAAGAAGAGGCATTAGAAAAAGCAAAATCTAACTATAAGAAATTACCACGCATTATTAAAAAGATGGATGGTAATGTGCGTATATTTGAGCAGAATGATGGCAAGAGATATTTAGTTAGCCCATCATATTCTACATCTAATCAAGAAAGAATAAACGCTATATTGGAAGGTAAGGCAGACGCAGGCCAAACGTCTAAGTCTAGTTTTTACCAAAGTATATTAGATAAGTACCCATTAGCATCAAGAGCTGCGGCCTATCTTGGCCAAATACCGTTTGCAGGTAAATACACTGATGAAGCTATGGGTCAAACTTTTGGTGAGCAAGCTGCTATAGCAACAAGAGCAGCTCAGTCAGCTATGGCAAGTGAGCGTCCAAAAGAAAACTTAGCAATAGGTTTGGGAAGCGGTGTTATTAATTCTGCTGCCATGTTGGCGGCCTTACCAGCAAATGTTACATCTGCATTAGCTGGTCCTTTAACATCTACAACTATTCCTACGATTACGCGCGGTGTAGCAACTGGCGCAGGATTAGGTACAGTAGAAGGTGCTGTATCTGGGTTTGGTGAGGGCGAGACAACTCAAGAGAGAATTGAAAGCGCTAAACAAGGCGCAGCGTTTGGAGCTGGAGGTGGAGCAATCTTTGGCGCTGCTGCTCCTATAGTTGGAAAAGGAATTAAAAATCTAGCAGATTATGTTAAGCAATCTGATCTAAACGTAATATCTAAAAGTTTAAATATATCTAGGGATGCAGCTAAAGTTATTAAAACTGCATTTCAAACTGGCGGCGATATAGATAGCGCCCTAGCATCTATTAAAAAAGCTGGTGATGAGGGAATGCTTGCTGATGCTGGTATAGCGGCGCAATCTTTGCTTGATGCTTCAGCTGCAAGCGGTGGCAAGGCTTCAGGTATTGCTAGAACTGCAATTGATGAGCGCATGGCTACAACTGGTAAAAACTTAGATGCTACATTTAATGAAGTGTTAGGCGAAGCGCCACTTGGCCCTAAAACTGCTGTGAGAAATATTGCAGAGAGAACTAAAGATCAAAGGGCTGATTTATATGGTGATGCATACAAATCTCCGATTGATTACAGTTCAGTTCAGGGTAATAACATCTTTAAAGTTTTAGATAGAACGCCAGACAATATTTTATCAAAAGCAATAGCTGACGCAAATGAATCTATACAAATAAGCGGTATGCCAGCAAATAAACAAATAAAAATTATTGTTGGTGATAATGGTAAGATTATGTTTAGCGAGCTACCAAACGTCATGCAGTTAGATGAACTGAAAAAATCCTTACAATCTATAGCATATGAAAATGTTGACGAATTTGGCAGATTAACAGGAAAGGGCGCTAATTATAATAATTTAGCTACAGATTTACGCAATGCTCTTTCTGATGCTGTACCTGTATATGGAAATGCAGTTAAAGTTGGCGGCGATAAAATAGCTGAAGAGCGTGCGTTTAAGTTAGGTGCAGATTTATTAAAAACAAACACACAGCTTGAAGATGTATTAAGTGAGTTTGGAGAGAATGTGTCTGCATCTCAAGTTGATGCGGCTAAATCAGGGTTAAGAAATTATATAGAAACAGCAATTGGAAATGTTAAAGCTATTGCATCTGACCCTACAGCAGAAGCTATCGATGCTAGACAAGTTATAAAGGTTGTGACTGATTTAAGCTCTGATAATTCCAGAAACAAAATAAAAGCATTGTTAGGAAAAGAAGCAGACGTATTGCTAGGCCAAATAGATGAGGCAGCGCAATCTGCTGTGGTAAAAGCGTCTATGGCAGTTAATTCTAAAACAGCACAAAGAACAGCAATTCGTGAAACTGTGGAAGAAATTATAAAACCGGGAATAATTGGGACTGCTGCGAGAGGCGAACCATTGCAAGTATCACAAAAAGTTATACAAGCAATATCAGGGCAAACTGATGAATTTACTGAAGGCCAAAAGCAAAAAGTGTTTGAAGAGGTAGCTAGAGCATTGACAGAGAAAAAAGGCAAATCTGCACAAGCAGCTTTAAATTTAATGTCTAATGCTATGAGAGGTCAAAATTTAACAGACGCACAAAACAGGTTTTTAGCACAACAAATATCATTGATAATGTATGGCGGCGTTACGCCAGCTGCATCAGACGCATCAGCAAATTTTCTGAACGAAGGTAAGTAAAATGGAATTAAAACCAAAGTCACGTAGAGAAGTCGAAGGCATAGTTCAAGATGCTATTGCGAGTGCAGTGGATTTTGTTGAAAGCGAAATAAGCCAAGACAGAATTAAAGCACAGCGATATTATGATGGTGAAGTTGACCTTGGTTATGAAGATGGCAGAAGCAAAGTTGTAGCTACAAAAGTACGTGATACTGTACGTGCTGTAAAACCAAGCCTAATGCGTATATTCCTAAGTACAGCAAAACCAGTGGAGTTTGTTCCACATGGTGCAGAAGATGTAGCAATGGCAGAGCAAGCCACTGAATTTATGCACCATGAGTTTACACGTTTAAATGGATACCGGGTGATTAACGATGCATTTCAAGATGCACTTGTGAAGAAACAAGGTATCGTAAAAGCATACTGGATGACATATCCGGAAGCAGAGATATACACGTTCACAGACCTTAACGATGATGAACTTGCATATCTTACAGATGATGATGAAGTAAGCGTGCTAGAGCAAACTACAGAAATGAGCATCTCAATGGATGAGATGGGCATGGAAATAGAAACACCCTCACACAGTATTAAGATTAGCCGCCAGCAAGAAAAAGGCGAATTATGCATAGAAAGCGTGCCACCTGAAGAGTTTTTCGTAAACCGTGACGCACGTAACCTTAAAGATGCTTACTTGGTGGCTCATAGAACTGAAATGCGTGCAGGTGATTTAATCGCAATGGGATATGACCCTGAAGTTGTACTGGATTTAAACAGCTTTGATAATGGGTCAGAGATGACTGAAGCTGAAGTGCATGAAAGACGTGGCTATGACTTGGATACATCTGATGAAGATGAGCAAGACCCAGCAATGAAGAATGTAACTGTGACAGAAGCATATATGAGAATAGATGCTGATGGCACTGGCATACCTGTATTACATAAGATTACCTGCGGTGGTACATCATATGAGATGCTAGACTTTGAGCCATGCGATGAGTTACCTTTTGCTAAGTTTGAAATAGACCCAGAACCACATACATTCTATGGACGCTCACTAGCTGAAATAGTTATGGATGACCAAGACGCAGCTACATCAATACTACGCTCAATCTTAGATAATGTAGCAATGACAAACAATCCACGTCTGGCGGTCATAGAAGGCGCAGCTAACATTGATGACGTGCTAAACAACGAGATTGGTGCAATTGTAAGAATGCGCCAAGCTGGTGCAGTACAAGACTTGTCAGTGCCATTTACTGCTGGGCAGACGTTAGGTGCATTAACTTACCTAGATGGCCTTGTAGAGACTAAAACAGGTGTCTCACGGGCTTCTATGGGGTTAGACCCAGATGCAATGCAATCCACAACTAAAGCAGCTGTGCAAGCTACTGTGCAAGCCGCAGCAGGCCAAGTTGAAGTTATGGTGCGTAACCTAGCGGATGGCATGAGAGACTTGTTTGGCATAATGCTACGCCTATCAAATAAGAATGTAGACGAAGAGCAAATGATGCGTATGAACGGCACATTTGTGCCAGTTGACCCCAGAGTATGGGATAGCTCAATGGACGTTAGCATTAATGTTGGATTAGGTACGGGTCGTGAGGAAGAGAAAGCTATGGCACTTAGCCAAGCATTACAAATGCAGACTATGGTTTACCAGACATATGGCCCTATGAATGGTTTAGTTAGCATGACTAACATCCGCAATACTCTGGCGGATCAATTAGCTGTATCTGGAATACGAAATGCTGACAGGTATTTTGCACCAATTACTGAAGAAATTGAAGCTCAAATGCTACAACAGCAGCAAGCAGCACAAGCACAACAAGGCGAAGGCCAAGACCCGAATGCTGCATTCTTGCAGGCAGAACAAATGAAAGCACAAGTTAAGATGCAATCAGATGCCGCCAAGATGCAATTAGATGCACAGAAAGCCGCCGCAGACAATGATCTAAAGCGAGATCAGATGGCGCAAGACTTACTGGTTGATGCAGCTAAAGTATATGGTGAATATGGAACATCAGTTGATGTTGCCCGCATACAAGCGGAGCAAGATAAAGTGAGAATGATTGGTGAAATGGCACAAGGTACTCCACAGCAATGACAACAGAAATACGCATAAACGCAGATGAGGCTAAACGTCTGAAAAATGACACAGCTTTCATAAATTTTATGCAACAGGTACGCGATGATCAAATAAGGTTATTCGCTGACAGTAGTGCATCAGACGTTGATGTACGTGAAGATGCTCACGCAATACTGCGTGCAGTGAACCAGATCGAAATTAAACTCGACGCTTCAATACAAGCAGAGATAATTTTAGATCGCAAACAAAGGAAGTAGCACCGATGGATTCGACTACCCTAGACCAAGCTGTAGAAAGCTTATTATCACCCGCCCCGGAAGATACTGGTGGCGATAATCTTAGCGAAGCTGTAGATGAGATCACTGAACCTGAAGATGACGATCAGGGTGAGGAGATTGAGGCTGTAGCCGAAAGCGACGATGACGCTGAAGAAGAAGCATCCAGCGAACAAGATGATGAAGAATATGATCTTGAAGATGTGGAAGTTGACGACGAAGACCCTGTAGAGGCACAAGCTGAAGACACCAAGCTTATCCCCATCAAAGTTGATGGAAAAGAAGAGCATTGGACACTGGATCAGTTAAAGCAATCTGCTGCGGGACAAGCGGCAATTAATAAGCGGTTTCAAGAGGCTGCCGAGGTGCGAAAGAATCTCGAACAGCAACAAGCCGTATTGCAACAGCAGCAGGCACAAATTGTCCAGCTGCATCAGCAAGCTACACAAGGTGGTTTACAAGCTCCAACCCCACCATCAAGAGAGTTATTTGAAAGTGATCCAATAGGATACATGGAAGAAAAACTCAAATACGATGAGGCGAAGACACAGTATGACCAAAATGTGTTCCAACTGCAAGGCGTACAAAGGCAACGTATGCAAGCTCAACAAGAGGCTCACCAAGCCTACCTTCAAGAGCAAGCACAAGTTCTGCAAGAGTACATCCCTGAAATAGTTGATCCTAAAAAGGGTCAAGGACTTAAAGATGCACTTGTCGAAACTGGCGTTTCTTACGGATTTTCCGCAGAAGAAATGCAAGCAGTGACAGATGCTAGATATGTACGAGCATTAAATGATGCCCGCAAATATCGTGAGTTGGTGGCTAAAAAGAAATCAGTACAGACTAAGAGCAATAAA